ATCAATCTTGATCCTAGTAGACGTACCATCTTTGATACTCTTCTTGGCGGCTAGTTCAGCCTTCATGTCTGCTGTTGACTTAGCGCTACCGCCCTCAGCCAAACCTTGTGGCTTCATCGCCGCCATCGCTTGACCTTGAGGTGTCATGCTCAAGATGTTGCTTCCACCTCGTGGGGGCGGCGTACTACCCATAGGGTTCTGGTCACCAATAGGCATTTGATCCATGCCTTGTTGCATGCCTGCTGGCGCTTGTGGTGCATTAGGCATCAATTGATTGCCAGCTTGCATCTTGCTCATGTCGATACCACCAACAGGCAAGCTACCACTTGAAGTGTCTACGCCACCTACAGGCATCTGACCGTTGTCAGGACGTCCTACAGTCGGTACATAAGCCTTCACGCCCAAGCTAGGGGCTTCCTCAGCGCCGATGGATTGAAGATTGCTCAGACCCTTGAATCTGTTCATCATGTCGGCTTTAATTTTTTCGATAGGTAACACAGCGCCTCCTTCGGCTTTATGGACAACACCACCACGCATGTATTGTGGCATTCCTTCTTTAAGAATGCTCGTGCGCATCTGGTCGTTGATGGGGAAATGATGTAACGGAATAGTTTTTGTTTTGTAGTCGTATTTGGCGCGTTGCTCTGGAAGCATTCTCAAATAGTCGTCCATTGAAATGCCAGCGTCTTGAATTGCTTGCACACTTTCAATTGGGCCTCTTGCTTCTCCTTGAGCACTGATAGGCATCTGACCAACTTGAGCACCAAACGGCTTGCCAAACTTGTTCAAGAACTCTGGGATCTTCTTGTCATAGTGAACCTTCAGACCTTCGTCACCCCAACGCTTCGCTTGCTCATCGCCGGGCGTGATTACTACACCGTCGTATCCGTTCTTTGCCGCGTGGTGCAGGACGTGCTTCATGCCAAGCTCATGCCAGTTCTTTTTGAATGGGGCGTCAGGTACTTTGTCTTTGTTGGCAAGTATTTCTGACTCTGTCAGAGGCGTTTTTGCTGATAGCCTCATTAGCTCATCATGTTCACCTGCTGTCAATTCAGATAAATTTTTTAAAACCAACTCAGAGTATCGAGCGTTTTCCGCTGGAGTTAAAGTTGCGCCTTGATGTTGGTAACCCTTCTTACGTCCCTGTTGATGCCAGTCAGACTGCAACTCTTCAAGGTGCAACAGCTTCTCACCATTGGGGCCTTCTCGATCGCTAAGTCGGACGTGTGCCAGCGTATTTGGATGATGCATCCAATGAGTAGATTTAAATTCATCTGGATATTTTTTTGACTCTTCTTTGAGAGCTTCGTACCTTTTGCTGTCAGGGCTGTTTGCCCATTCAACGGGATCAGTTCTTCTTTTTTCAGAATCTAAATATCCCAAAGTTTGCAATTTGTCATTTCCAAATGATGGAAGCTTTAACAGTATCTCACGGTAATTTTCACCATCAGGAAGCTGATACTGTTGAAATTTCGCGGCGTTCTGTCTCACCCAATCTTTAACTTGAATCCTTTGTTCAGGGCTTATTTCGTCATACCCCGCGCCATAATAGTCTTGAGCGCGATCATCACGTGCTTCATTCTCATCACCTAAGTCATGCAAAATTTGTTCTTTGAGTGGTGGGTTTGAATGCTGGCGCAGGTGCTTTAGGAACTCCAGCTTAGTCATCTTCCCCTCAGGGATCGGGATCTTGCGGTCAGCGACCTCCTCAGGCTTGAATCCCTTCTGCTTGCTGATCTCCGCCATGAACTCAGCACCAGTTCCCTTGTTGCGTGGGATGTCAATCGCTAGCTTCTCCAGCGGTGAATACATGCCGTTGCGTCTTGACTTCAATAACGCTAGGCGCATCTCATCTTGTGTAGGTTCCACCTTGCCGCCTTCAGCTTTGTGGATCACGCCGCCCTTGGCATACGAATCACGCTCACCATATGTTGGCTTATGTGCTAACACGAGTGGGCCTATCTGCACGACGTGCTTGGCATGCGTCACAGGTTGTAATGTCTTGCGGTCATAGAAGTAGCCATGACGCCTTGGATCCATACCCACCTGAGCATAGTCAGGGTGGTTCAGGTTCTTTTGCATGTGCGCGACTGCTTCGTCTTCGCTCATGTGGTGAAGGTCACCCTTGATACGTGCGAATGGTGACTTGTTCTGCTCGCCAGTAGCGACCTTGATCGCCTTAGTCGCGCCTGCATCAAACGTGGCGTTCTTGACCGACGATACGGAGCCGTAGGACGTGTTGCGCTTGTCTTCGCCTTTACCCTCTTCATCATGAATGGAGTTCACCCAGACGCCGTGTTGCTCGTATGCGGGGATGTCCAAGCGCAGACCGACTTTGCGACCAGCAGGCCATTGCTCATGACCACGCCAATGGGGTTTCTTGTTCTCCATCAGCGCACGGTTTGCATCTTCATCTGACGCAGGCTTAGGTACGAACTCATACGGCTTGATAGGCTTGTGCTTGGCGATCACCTTGTCATACGCCGCGTGGGTCATCTTGCCTTCGCTGACCTTCTTTGCCGCCTCTTCCATCTGAGGGATTTTGCGCATCAGGTTTTCGTCTTTGACGGTGGCGCGAACTTCGACTTTGCCGCCTTTCGCCAGTGCTAGGCGCATTTCGTCTTGGGTCGGCTCAGGCTTTTTGTTTGGGATCATGGAATGTCCTTCATGAATGCCGCCTATTATGCCTTCGTCATCATGTCAAGTCCACACTTAATGTTTGTAAGCTTCAAGTAAGTGGGCAGGCACTGCCCCCTTATTCTGCGTAGGGGTTTACTTTGCCGCGAGCACGTTGGTTGTACTCGTCTGCGTCGTATATGTCGTCTTCATCATAGTCGTCACGTGGTGGGGCATCGATGCTGATCCAGCCTGCGTCACGCATGTACCTCAGACCTTGTGAGATGCAGTCAACGAACTCGTCATGCACCGTACCCTCAGGGAAGCTACAGATCTGGCTGACCATGCCTTCTGCCCAGTCCCTCACAAACCCCTTACGCTGACTGCTCTCAGGCACCCAGACACGCCCTGCGCGGATGATGTTAGCCACGATGCTCAGGCGCTGGGTCTTGTCAGCGCGTCCGGGGTTATATCCGATCACAGGCAGGTGCGCCCGTTGCAAGTCTTGGATCAGGGATATGCCAGCGGCTTTGTCTTCCACCAGCAGGAGGTCAACACGTTTCTTCTCTTTGCCCTCACCATACACCGTCTCGAACTCGTCAATGATTTTAGGGCGCAGATCTGGGTACTGGAGCTTCTCTTGCCAACAGTCGATCACCATCACGCACATGCCGCCGTCTAGGGGCTTGAATGCACCCAAGGTAATGCAACCCGTCGGATCGTTTGCCGCACCGTCTTTGTAGCCACAGTCGTAGCTCTGGATGATGAACTCGAACTTGGGGAACGGCTTGGCGTTAGGCCAGAGCTTGAACCACTCACGACGGACAATACCGCCCTCTTCAGGGTCAATGATCTCAGCGTGGATCTCTTGCCGTCCTAGGTTCGTGCCTTCGTATTGCAGGATCTGCTTCTGGAATGATGGCGCCAGATTCTTCATGTTGCTGTACGTGCTGGCGCGTGTGATCACCACGTCGTCACCCTCACGCTCGATCAACTCCATCACCACCTCTTTGGGCTTCGGTGTAGTCGAGCAGATCAGCTTTGTGCGTGTACCCAAACGGATACCGAACATGATCATGTCCCATGACTCGCGCAGGTATTCCCATGCCGCCAATTCGTCCAGCCAGCCGCCGTGGAACTGAGGGCCTCGAAAGCGCTCAGGTTCTGACGCTGGGATACCCTTGATGAAGCTCCCATTGATCAGGTGGATCTCATGCAGGCTTGAGTTGTACTTAGCGATCAGGGCAGGCGGGATCACGGACATCAGTCCTGAGTCACCCTCGAAGCACGTACCCTTCAAGTCACCGCTGGTAGGGGCGGACACCAGCCACCGTGTGTTGGGTTGCTCCCATGCCCATGCCGCTAGCGTCTCAGCCGATGCACGGGTCTTACCAGCACCACGACCAGCCAGCATCAACCAGATATTCCACCACTCGCCTGCTGGTTCGATCTGGTGGGCGTGGGCTTGCTTCCCCAGCCAGTTCAACTGCCAATTGACGACAGCCTGCTCGATGGGGTGTAGGTCTAGGAATTCCTTCTGAATGCTGGGATCTTCCAGCACTGCGTCTAATGCGCTCATTCGGCTTGTCGTGACAGCTTGATCGACTTGAGCAGTTCACCGAACACGTTCACGTTGTGCTCGATCACCAATGGCTTGTCATCATTGCCAACGTGCTCCTGACGCGCCAGCTTGGGAATGTGGTACTCGACCACCGACTGGAACATGTCGAACGCCTTGGCTGGGTTTGGTGGCACCACGTACTCGTGACCTACGGGCTGTCCTTTGTCATCAAGAACTTCAACCTTCACCCCCTCAGCAACTTGGTCAAGCCATCCAGTCAGCCTGTGAGCGTTTTGATCGACGAATAGGGCTATGGCTTGCCTTGCCTCTGCTGTCGCCTTGTTAGGGCTTCCTGCGGGTCTTCCTGCACCCTTATTAGCTGTTGCCATGATCATCTCCAATAAATTTGAATTGTTTATTGTCTATGTTAGCAAGCACTAACGCAAATGATGTGTTCTGCATATATGTCCTTTCACGCAATTGTTTCAGCGCATTCATATGTGCATAAGTTTAACCTGAAGTTTTGTTCTGTGTGAAGTCTTCTGTTATTCCGTCATTGGCGCGTTTGATCCTCCTTACTGTTGCAAGGATCTCTTGAAGCTCTTCGAGCGTGTACCAACCCTTCACGTATGTTGTGTCAGGCGTGTAGATCTGGAAGCGCTCTTCGTCGTTCATTCTGGCGAGCTACCCAAGATGCGGTGCTCTGCCCAGCGCTTGTATGACTTCAATTCAATGTTCTCGCGCTCCAAGCGGTCGATCTTCCCTTGCATGCTCTTCATGCGGCTCATAGCTTGGTCGATCCAGTCTTTCACCTCCATAGGCATGTCAAACGTCTGCTCACGTTTTGCTGGTGCCTTCGCGGGTGTCTTCGCCACGGTTTTCTTTGGCGCGGCTTTCGCCGCTACCTTCTTTGCTGTTGCCATTACTGTGTTGCTCCTTTTAAAAAACTGCGCACGATGTCCATGTGACGCGCTGATACTGTCCATGAGTCAGCGTTACCGCCATCCAAGCACAGACCGCCTTCTGCGCGTCCCCACTTGTCCTCACCCAAGATTGTGCTCACGTAGTAGCGTGAGACGAACTGACCGAATTCTGTGTGCGGATAACGCGCATCATAGAACTCCACCAATGGCTTGTCCTCGTCGTGAGTCAAGCAGAAGTCGCGACCATACTTGTCGCCCTTGTTCACTACGCGAACGTTGAATTTGTCTACTGTAATCATGGTAATTTCCTTTTAATGTTGGAGAGGGGGCGAACCCCCGTGGTTTAGATTTTCTTGAAAGCGGCGGCTGATACAAACTTGCCGTCAACATAGATACGTGCGGGGAACTGGTTGAACAACTTGCCCTTCACTGACACGTTGATGATTTGGTTTTGCTCGATCATTACCTTCTTGTCACCCTTCATGCCTGTGATGCGGAAGTTAGCACCGCTCAAACGTTTGACTGCACCTTCTGTCAACTCACCAGCCTTGGCGTTCACCTTAGCGATCAACTCGTCTGCGAACAACTCAGCTTGGTCTTGAGCAAACTCGTTCAACTTCTCTTCGCACAACAAAATTGTGTCGTGCATTTTGTTGCCAAGGCTTTTTGTGCAAGGGCGGATTGTTGTAGACCAAACGCTGTAGTACTTGCTGTTGTACACGCCACGGAATGTGTCGCCGAAGATGCTGTGCAAGTGAGCGAACTGACGTGTCACGCTGTTGATGATCTGGTCTTTGAATTCAGCGACCAATTCGTTTTTGAGGTTTGCGTTCATTTTGTAATCTCCTGTAATAACCTGCTAATTTCGCAGTGATTGAATTCTAACTCCAAATTACAGGACTTTAGAAGCCCCTTTCAAAATTATTTTTATAGGTGGTTTCCCTAGCACTCAATAACCCACCCTGCGAACTCCCCCATGCGGAAGAACTGCTTGGCGTCGTCCCCTAGGATGGCTGGGTCAATGGGGATCTGAACCCCTGCCAGACTCATCTCTTTGGTCAGGACGTCCTCAGGCTTTGCCCCCTGCTGGAGCTTGAACTGCATCGTCAAGCGCTTCAGGACGGTCGAGAAGTACCCTTGGTGGTCACAAACCTTGTCCACCACTATGATTGCCCCACCTTTGGTGCAATTCGCTCTAATCGCGTTTAAAACGGTTTGGCGGTGCTCCACAGGAACAAACATCAACGTCAAGAACAACACGTACACCTCACCCTTGTGCATCTCAGCGTTGACGATGTCCTCGTGATGTATCCATATCGACGGACGTCCTGCGTACTTCTTGTTAAGCACGGTAACCATGTCTTTGCTCTTTTCCACAGCAATAACGTCACCATTACGCTCAGTCACCAACGGTAAGATCTTTTCAATCAAATTACCCGTTGACGCGCCTATGTCCACCACGGTGCCGTACTCTGGCAGATAGTTGCGAATGATGTATCGCACAGAGTCGGTGACCATGTCATACCACGGTAGCTGTTCGCGCACGTGTGAGTCAAATGTTTCTGCAATCTCTTTTGTTTCAAATGTCCAAGATTTCATACTGGTAACCTCTTTGCAATTTCATGAATGACGTTGACTGTGACGGCGCGACCGCACCGCTCGTATCGTTGTGAGTCTGGCACCAGTGATCCATTGGCGTACCACTTTGTCCAGTCGTCTGGGAGTGACTGCAGGCGCTCGCATTCCAGCGGCGTTAACTGCCTTAGGCGCGATCCCACCAGCAGTCCGTGCCTGTCCTGCGCTGTCAACGTGAACGCTGGTTCGTTGTGGTCTTTCATGCGACGACCACGCTGGCGCTTCTTCTCTTTGAACGGTGTCAAGACAGCCCGAACAGATCCATTTGATTCGGGTTCAATTCGGGCTTCTCTATCTGCTCCGACTTCAACTTGTCCAACCGACTCTCTAGCTCCTGAGTCAATGTAAAAGTTGTTAGTGTCTCCCTTGTAAAGTCTGTGACAGAGTGTTCCGATGGAGACACCACCTTCGCGCCGAATCCCCTGTTCAGCACCCTGTTCTTTTCCGTCTTGAACACGATCTTCTGCATAGCATCGTCCGAGAGGAAATACTTGGGGTCTGGGGTGTCCTCTAAGACTTCCGACAATAAATACTCGTTCCCGATTCTGTGGGACTCCGAAATTCTTGCTGTTAAGACACTCCCATTGGACGTCATACCCCAGTTCATCCAGACTTGCGACGATAACTCCAAAGGTTCGTCCTCCGTCGTGATTGAGGAGTCCCTTAACGTTCTCAAGGAATAGATATGGGATTCGTTTACCAGCGAGGATGCGGCAGATCTCAAAAAAGAGAGTACCGCGTGTATCCTCTGTCCCGAAACCTGTTCGTCTTCCAGCAATGCTGAAAGTTGCGCATGGAAATCCTCCAACGAGTAAGTCGGCATCGGGGATCTCATCAACGTGAATTCCTCGAATGTCTCGTCCGTCTGGTTTGTGTTTGAAGTTGTGCTCATAGATGCTCGCCGCCTTTGGTGTAAATTCGTTTGCCCACACGCACTCGTGACCCGCCTTCTCTAACCCAAGGCGGAACCCACCAATGCCTGCAAATAGTTCAAGGAACTTCATGCTAGTTCTTTCACTTTGATTTTGCCTAACGCGACCTGCTCGCTATAGGCGTCAAGGATGAATCCATCCATCTTGTTTTCGATAGCGCCTTCGGTGACCGACGATACCAAAAAGTTGTATCCGTAGTTGCGCTTGATCTCGCGTGGTACGCCAGAGATGCGGAACACTGTGCTGAACTCACGGGCGCGATTGCACAACCCGTTGTTGTACAGGTCGTAATAGCAATTCTGCGCCTTCCTGAAGCGCTCCAGCGCCTTGTTGGTGGTCTTACCCTCAGCAACCTCACCAGAGGCTGGCAAAAGAGCTTGTAGCTCCTCTGCGATGTCTTGGTAAGTCCCTTCGTTGTTCCAGTATGTAGTCATGTTCTCTCTCCTTTTAATTAAATGAAACCGTATTTCTCTGCGCAGATGGGGCCGATCCCCAACTTGATGCTGTCCGCGTCTGTCAACTGACGTGCGCAGATAGCGCATTTGCCAAACTTCTGACCGTATGCGACAGCGGCTTGCTTGGGATCGCTAGACACTGCCACGATGCGTTCTGCGGCTTCTGTTGTGCAGTCACGTGATGTGAACAAACGACCACCAGCAACCTTGCCCAAGTACACGCCGTCTTCTTTGTTTTTGATGTAGATAGCGCCAGCGTTCTTGCTGTTCTCACCAGCAGGGCTGAACACAAATGTGTCGAGGCGCAACTTGGGGAACTTGATGCCTGCTTGCTTGGCGTTGTTGAATGCCACCTCGATAGCACCGACGGTCACCACGGGGGCTGACTCAGCGCGAGCGGCTTGCTCAGTGGCACGTGCGGCTTGGCGCTCTGCTGACTGCACTGTCAAGCGCTGGACAGTTTCCATCTGGCGCTCTGTGAGTGAACCGAATTTGTTGAGTGCTTCGACCATAGCGCGAGCGAACTCGAATGAACCTGCGTTGCTGTCCATCCATGCGGCTTCGGCTGGGTTAGCTTCTTTCCATGCTTGAGCTTGAGCGGCTTGTGCGTCAGCCTTAGCTTCTGCACGGCGTTGTGCGCTTGCACGTGCCTTAGCGCGGTCAGCAGGAGAAGTCTTGAACACCATCTTGCCTTTGCCCTTGCAAGCGAAGCACTCGCCAGAGCGGACGTGGATGTAACCGAATGTGTAGCGACCAGTGCCGTTGCACTTGGGGCAGGACTGCTCGAAGTAAGTCACTTCTGGAGTGGCAGACTTGATGGGTGCGCCGAAGTCCAAGTCGTTGGACATGTCGTCGAAGGGGTTAGATGCTGTGTTCATAATTTGCTCCTGTAATAACCTGCTAATCTTGCAGTGAGTGAATTGTAACACGAAGTTAGAGTATCTAAACAAGTAGGGACTTACCCTAATGCAAAAGTGTAGTCGACTACAGTTACTGACGAGTACTTTTGTTTTCCATGATCTCGTTGAGGATCTTGGCGTCCTCCTCTGAGACTGGTACAGAATTGTCGAAGAGCGTACCGTCTTCAAGCTGTTTGTTCAGGTCTGCGATTAGCTCGTCAAGCTCTTCCTGAGTGCCTTCGAAGCCATCAAAACATCCTTCTGCGAATACGATCTTCAACTTGGTCATTTGCGCCTTACGTTGCCAATTGTCATTCTGCGAGTCCAGCAGGCTTGGCAGTGCCACTTGGTACCCATTTCGATGCCGCCCTCTGGTGGCTTACTCTCGTTGCACTTGTTGCACATCTTGAACTTGTGCGTGGGCTGGTTACTGTTGCCCAGTGTCATGGGGTGCATCATTCTCTAATTTCTTTCAATTTGTCTAATTCTGGATCCATAACTTGCTTGATCATTTCCACAAGTTCTACACCGTTCTCAAAGTTGTTGGCGATGGACATCAACACAAAGTTGACGCCCGAATCAAACCCCGTGAAATACGACAGATCCTTTTCGAGCGTTTCCATGTTATTGCCTTTGCGCTGGTATGCGGTTCAGGATCGCTTCTGAGGCGTTTTTGAGGGCTGTGGCTACTTCGCCCTCATCCTCTTCGTCTGCGAGCTTCTGAACCAGTTCTGCGCATGCCTCGCGCTCGATCATGACGACCTTCTTACTTGTCTCGATGGCTACCGTCATGATCTCAGCTTTGGCGACCGCGAGAGCGGCGTCAAACTCATCCTGAGTGTAAAACTTGACAGCGCCTGAGGTGCCTAACAGTTGGCGCGCGAGTTGACTCATTTCTTTTTTTTCAGTCATTGCTTTCTTTCAGTTTGTAATCTTTAAATACGGTGCCCTTGCTTGCATCGCCCTTCCAGCATTCTTTTACCCATCCTTTTTTGCCAGACTTATACGTCCTCCAGTGACCACGTGCCTGATGCCTGCGAGGACTTGCATGTGTACCACCTTGAGGATCATTCTTTGGCTTGGATGGTTCAATTGTCACTGTATGCCAATCAAATGTCAGGGCAGGCTTGCCTTTGGCTTTTCTCTTTGCATTGATCAATGTACGTTGTGGCGTACCGCGATAAGCATTGCCGACTGAATGCAACTTCAACAAAATAGCAACGACCATTCGCAACATTGGAATAATCTCTTGTTGAGTCACTTCTTTGTTGTTGTTGTAATACCTCATACCGTCCTCAGTCATGAGATACGCAATAGGCTCAAAGTACCTTAATGGATCCATCGAGCAACCACTCACTGTGACGCTGTTTTCACCTTGAACCATCCAAAAACTAAACTCTCTGTTTTTGGTGTCAACACCAACGACTCCAGTACGCTTGTAAGGCAAATGCATAAACACCTCGTTAGGCGCTCTCAAAAGCTCGGGTATGGGTTGCATTTGCCCTACATCAAACCATAGCGCCGTCTCAGGTTCTGGCGCTAATCTGACTGCCTTGCAAATGAGCGGAGTCATTTGAATCTCCGTAATGGTTCCATGAATTTCTCTGGTGGTGGTGGTGTCATTTTCTCACTGGGGGGTGTCCAGCCATGCTTTCGCCAGATAGCCTGCACGTCAGATCCTGACTCCCACTTGAAGTCCTTGTTAGGTGTCGATGGGTAGCTGATCTTGGAATATGGGGGAAGTGTAATCTTGCTCATGCTGTCTCCTTCTTTGCTTGATTGCGACGGATACGCGCCCAGTGCGCGATAACTACTTTTGCTCGTGCCTTTTGGTCAGGACTCCAGCCTGCCTCTGAGCGGTGCTCTAACACGTCACGGGCGTCAGCCAATGACATGCGAGCATTGCGCATGGTGTACGTCATGCTGTCACCTCTTTGCTCAAGATGGTCGTCAAACCCTCCAACATTTGTTGGGCTTCTGCGCGTGTGAGCGGTGTGCTCATGCTTGCGTTACGACCTTGCAAAAAGATCCACACACCACCGTCGTCCCACTGGTCGAGGTGGACACGTGTACCGTGCTCTGTCTTGATGCTGAATTCGACTTCTTCTTTCATTTCACTCTCCTAAGATAGGGGCCGAAGCCCCCTGTTGGTTTAACTGTACTTCTTGATGAATGCTTTCAGCATGCGGACTTCGCCACGCGCCCACTTCTGTTGGTCTGCACCGTTCTCACCGCGCAGATCCTCAGCGTTCCAGTGCGTCCCATCTGGATCTGTAAACAAGCCCAGAACGTAACGCGCCTCGCGCAAGATCTCTTCGTCTGAATAGTCTTCGATTTTCTTTTTATCGTCAGTGGAAATGTTGTCCAAGTCGTAAGCCAACTCGCTGATTGCCATTGCAGATTTGATGATTGCTCTCATGTCGGTCACCTTACTTGGCTGGTGTAACGCGGATGTCAGCGCGGCTTGCCTTGCGGTATGTAGCCAACACTGTGTCGTCGATGCCGTATGCGACGCAGAGTTTTTTGTAGTCAACGGTGCCAGAGACTTGCACGAGTTGCACAGTCACTGTGTGCAGTTCACCTTTGTGCTCGCCTTCGCCGTACTTGTTGGCGATAGACTCTTTGAGAGCTTTGACTTGTTCAGCCAATGCTTTGGCTTGTTGGTCGAGCACGTAGAGTGCGTCGATGTCAGAAGTCACTGTAGAGATCAGAGCTTCTGTTTGGATCAATGTTGCTGTTGTCATGATAATTCCCTTTTTAGGTTAAACCCGCTAACGTTGCGGTGATGTAATTGTAACTCCAAGTTAGAGCACTTGTGAACCCCTTTTGAAAAATATTTTCATTTATTTTCATTAGGGGTTTCCCTTATCTGTGGAAAAGGTGCTCCATCACCCTGCGCACAGTGATGTTCAGGGCGTCGATCTCTTCCATCTTGGCTATTGCCCATGCTCTTCTCTCCCCGTGCCAGCCCATCTTGCTACCCTGATGGCAGGATTTACAGAGGGCGACCACGGTGTACTGGCGGTGCTGTTTGACATGATGGGCGTCTGAGGGTGGCGGTGCATCGCACACAGAGCAAGGTAGCTCCTTCACCAGCCCTACGTAGGCTTTTTCTTTGGCGGTTAGGGTGTTGTTCATCCTAGTCGATCCATAGTGCGGTTAGAAGCCTCCAAAGAGCGCCATACGTCCACGCGAGCTTGCGCCGCCACCAATGCCCACCTGAGGGACTCAGCCTGCTCTGTAGCCTCTTCTATCGCCTTCAGGTGCTCGATGTATTCCATCGCGGCATACGCCTCCATCTCAGCGGCGGCGGCTGTCTTCACGCCGTTCGTCATTGCATGCTTCATGAGCATCGCCTTCTTGGACTTGCGGAACTCTTCGACGTATGCCAAATGAGCTTTCGCCTCTGCATACTTCTTTCCGTGCGTGTAGATGAAATCCACCGCTGTGTTGATGTCAATCTCAGTCATTTTCTTTCCTTTGTAAAACCGACTCGGTTTCGTAATTCGTGGCACGTAATGCATCGCCACATAATCCGTCCGTCACTGGTACGAGACGTCTTTTCTGCTGGGCGGAGTCGGCACACCGAGCATGTCTTTTTTTGTTCACTCATCGTTTCATGTCTCTCACGTATCTTGCAAAGCTTGCCGACGTATCTCCGAACGGCATCTTGTCAAATTCTTTGGCAACCTCCTCCAACGTTCGATTGCGCATTTCTCGCTCGTAATTGCAATCGACGTCGTATTGAGATTCAACCATCTGGCGCTTACGCCAAACCATTGCCTTTTCGTACTCGTTCAGTTCCATTCAATGTCTCCGTTTCTAGTTCGTCCATCGCGTCTTCAATCGCTTCTTTTTTATCCAAGTCACGACCGAAGATTGCGTCCCATCGGTTTGTCCATTCTGTTTCCGTCAGGTTTGACGGTCTGCGTCCACTTCCCTTGCTCATATCACATCCCATAAACTGCAATTAACGCCGCGTCAGCCAAAGCTTGACCCTTACCCTTCTTGTCAAGATCACGCCAGTGTGGGTACATCTGGATTGCCTTCACACGTGCCGCGTCTTTGTCTTGACCGATCAACCCTGCGCGTTTTTTCCACATCGATGGGGTCACCATAGTCACTGGTATCTCAAACGCGCCCAAAACGCCTTGTATGACCCCTGCTGAGTGTCCAAACGAGAACATCGACGCTACCCCTTGGTTGGGCATGCTGGAAACCAATTCCACGTATGCAAAGATCTTTTCATCACCGTACAAGTGAGGACGGATAAACGCCGCCAATGCAGAAGCGTTCACCCTGTTGGCGGAACCTGTTTTCATGGTGGGCATCGCTGTCCACTCGATTGGTTGCCCGTCTTGGATGATGACGATTGCGCCCGAAAGACCGGGGTCAATTCCTATTCGTTTCATTTTGTTCCTTTGAGTTGAAAATAGTCGCACCGTTGCAGAATGAACCGCAACTGCTGTGTTGGTTTGCCAAACTTGTCGAGGATTGCGTTGCACCGCTTGTTTGCGTAGTGCTTGCACTCGAAGCAGATCCGTCTGTCGTCCATACCTTGCTCACGGTCACGCAAAGCCAAAGTCCAAGCAAGCTCGTATGCCTCTTCGTTAGGGCATCCATCGTCAATGAACTTCTTTGCACGGCGCTGAACGATTAGCTCTTCGCGCTCTTGCTCTTCGGTCATGTGTTCTTCTCCTTGAGTTTGGCTTGAAAATCTTCACACTTACGCTTCCAACCCCATGTTTCTCTCTGGAAGTAAACAGGCGCATAAAAGCGCGGCTTATGCAACATGGCGCAGATCAGGATAGGCTTTGGCAGTGCTCGCGTAGTGGCGTGCTTGCACTCGTCGCAGTGCTGGGTTTTCATGTGTTCTCCTTGATGCCGTGTGCGGCTTCGATGGCGTCAATCAACTCAACAGCCTTGCGGTAAGCAACATCGGTGTCACCGTCTTTTGCAAACCAAGCATTAGCCAATCGTTCTTTGTGCTCATCCGTCAGCGGCAAACGCTCCAATCGGTCTACTTTCCTGTCGTGCTGTTCAGCAGTAACCCACTCACTTGAACAGAACGGGCAAACGGTTTTCTCAAACGCCACAGGCTCTGGCTCTTTAGGTTTTGTTTTCACATAGCATTGCTGACCTTTATGTACAGCATTTACTGCGTGATATTCTTGCTCTCGCTGTGCCAAGGCTTCTTTGATAAAAATGGCAAATTTGCTTCCTTGTGCGTTTGTTTCAATGTATTCAAGACACAGCTTCAATGCTTCATCTTTAGTCATGCTTGTCCCCTTGCTCGGATGGCGTCTGCACATTGATGAAATTCTGTGTTTGATCCCCAAGCCCCCATTTGCGTCCATCTGTTTGCTAAATTGATACACACCTTTGCACACGCCTCACGCTCATGTTCTGCAACAAGGGTGGCAAAGCGTTCAATCTCCGGCATGAAATCGCGAAAGATTCCCCAATCTTGGCCACCAGCCTCTCGTGCCATTGAAATAATGTCTTCTCTGTTCATGACAGCATCCCCCCGTTCTTGATGGAGTGAACCAAAGTGTGGTCAGGGTCTTTTGCCTTGGCTTCGTGGAACGCTCTCCAGATTGCGGCATGCACTGTGTAGCCACGGCGGTTAGTCTGGATCTCCGCCGCCTTGTGCGTCTTGTATCCAAACGGGTTGCCAATCATCTTGTTGTTGGCGTCAAAGATGTAAAACCTTGTCTTATCAATCATTTCATTTCTCCTTAAACCGACTACGTTGTCGTGCATGCACTGTAACATGAAATTACAGTAAGTAAACAAAAAAAGTGGGACGTATCCCAAATTTATTTTTGCCCCATTTGCTCTGTTTGCCCCGTTTGCCCTGACCCCCCCTTCATCCCTTATCAATCCTTTCACCCAAAGACCCCCCTACCCCATTCAAGGAGTAGAGAGGGAAGGTGCTTCACCCCTGTCAGTGCAGGATCATCATGTGACGGATTGGATACCGTCTACCCCTCGGCTTGATGATTCGACCAGCCGACTGGATTATTCGGGAACTGCCCCCTAGTCTTGCGACATACCAGTTACGCTTTTCTTCCGCGCCACCACGACTGGGGTGCTTGCTAACGTGCGGAGTACGGTTGTCGTAGGAGGTAGGAACTAGATCGGCTCACATGAAGCAGTGTGCTTTTAACGTCCCCCCAAAGATTTGAGGTGCGATGGCGCTAACCCAACGCCCGATCTAGTTCCGTAAACAAAAAAGCCACTTACAACTGCCCCGTCGTGGTTCCCCTTAACGGGGCGAGGCATGTGTAAATGGCTTCTAAGCGTTGACCACGACGACAACGATTGGATTGTAAACACAACCAGTCTGGTCGTGTCAAGAGGTTTCACAAATTATTTTTGTCGCATGTGCTCAATTGCTTTGACAGCCTCTTTGGTCTGCTCCAAAGCTCGTGCCGCCGCTTCTAGCGCTCGCTGGTAGTCGTTGTTCAGCATGGCGTAGTGCAGGTCTTTTAAAGCCTTCTCAGCCATCATCGTAGGAAATGCATAGTCAATCATGTTTTATCCAAAAAAACGCCCCTCACGTCTGAGGTGAAGGGCAAACTTTTTGCAAAGAAAAAGGAGAGTGTGTGGCAACTGCATGTTCCCACACGTAAATGATACATCAAGCCGCTAACAAAACCTTGTTTCTAAGCGCCATGATTTTCCCCATCACAGCAAACAAACCGCTCTTTTTGTGCAGGTCGTTGGCGTCAAAGCCAACAGTGTCCGCCATCGTCCAAGGTAGCTCAGTTTGGATCGCTGACTTCTCACCCGTCTTGCTTTCATCATTGTCGGCAAAGATGTATCTCTGACCTTTGATCTGATCCGCTACAGCGATCATGTTCGATGCTGAGAAACAAACCACCACAGAAGCCTTTAAACCAGCGCTACGGAGCGCGGCGTGGATGGATAAACCTGTGGCATACCCTTCGCACAACCAGACCTCTGAGGCGTTCCTTTCACCCATGAACATCACAGCGTTACGTGCTCGCATTCCTGTAAGCATTTTCTTGTCCCACTTGCGTGTTTCAGCATCCCAGTAGATCCGCTGATAACCCTGCAATTCATTGGTCACCACGTTGCGCATCGGCACCAACAAAGAGTCCTCCAAAACGAGCGCTTCTAGGTCTGGGAAGCCTTTGAGGTGCAGGTAGTCATGCTTGGCATGCTTTGCGGCATTCAAGACCGTGTGCGCCTTTTTAGCCGCCTTGTCGTACTCAGTGTCGCGTGATGCATTGGCGGCACGGCGCTTGTCCATCCACTCGCGTTTTTGTTCATCAGTCCAAGGTGTCGCATTTGGATCTTCGAACCAGATCACGCGAGCTTCGCCTGACCAGTCCATGACCCAGCCACGCTGACCGTCCCAGAAGTAAGCACCGTTCCCAGAGCGAGGTTTTTCGACAGTCCCACAGCGACGGATACGGTCAGAGGGGAACAGCTTGTTCGGGTCAATATCGACACCGTGCGCACGTGCAAAAAGAATGAAGCTCATTTAGCCCACTCCTGCTCATACATTTCGTAAAAGCCCCAAGCGATCAGGTATTCCCAACTCAACTCACGATTTCGCTCTGTCTGTGGCTTCATCTCCCAATACATTTGAGACAACCAGAGGCACATTCCTTGACTAGGTAGTTCACGGTTCATTTGGACATCCCCTTCTTGTACGCCATATTCATTGACTGAATTTTATTGTGTACGTTGCGAGAGATCTCCACCGCTGGAGCAGTCGTGAACCTCCACATGGGGTCTTGCCCTGTCATCTTCTTGAACAAGTGATACGCACGTCCTTGTTGCTTCTCAGGAGCACTGTGAACCTTGGCATAAGCGACGATCTGATGCCACAAATGCTCGGCGCTGTCAG